CGAGAGGCCGCCCTGGCCCGCGAGTCGGTCAGCCAGGAGATCAAATTCCGCACCCTCTACCTGAATCAGTGGGTTTCCAACGGGGCGAACAAGTTCTTCCGCACCGGCCAGTGGGAGAAGAACGACGCGCCGCTCAGGCCGGCAGACAATCGGCCGTGCTACTGCGGCGTTGACTTGTCGAGCACGCAGGACACGACGGCGTTCGCCGCGGTCTGGCCTGGAGTCGATGAGTATGGCATTCCAGACGGCACCTATGACGTCTTCGCCCACCTGTTCATCCCAGAGGCGAGCGCTAACAAGGACGAAGCGCCGTATCGCCAATGGGCGAAGGATGGTTTTTGTACAATCAATGAAGGCGATGTAACGGACTACGACGTGGTGCGCGACTACATTCTCTCATTTTGTGAGAAGAATGCGGTTCGGGCTGTTGCCATCGACAGATGGAACGCGACGCACCTCACGACGCAGTTGGTCGCCGAAGGAATTGACGTCAAGCCGTATGGGCAAGGGTACGCGAGCATGAGCGCGCCTACCAAGATGCTCCAGGCTCTGACAATCGGCGGAAAGATACGCCACGGCGGCAACCCGGCACTCGCGTTTCAGATGTCGAATCTTCAGGTGAGAACAGACGACGCCGGGAACCTGAAGCCGACGAAATCGAACTCCAAGTCCACGGCCAGAATCGACGCCCCCGTGGCTGCCATTATGGCTCTCGGCCTGTGTTCAGGCGAAAAACGCGGCCCCGACGAAGAACCCGAACTTCTGGTGTTTTGACGCATGTCCGACCTCATCGAGCTTCGTAGCCAGAGTCTTTCGCGGGTCTTCGAGGAGATCATCGCCAACCGGAAGACGACGGCCGGCGTCGATGTCTCGCCGGAGGTCGCCCTGGAATGCTCCGGCGTGCTGGCCTGCGTCCGCGTGCTGTCAGAAAGCCTCGCCAGCCTTCCTATGAACTACTGCCGGCGGCTCCCCGGCGGCGGCAAGGAGGTCGCCGACGACAAGCACCTGCACGAGGTGCTGTACTACCAGCCGAACTCGTGGATGTCGTCGTTTGAGTTCCGCGAGCTCATGCAGTCGTGGCTGCTTTTGTGGGGCAATGCCTATGCTCTCATCAAGGGCTCGGTCGAGCACGGCGCCGTCAGCGAGCTCATCCCGCTCCACCCATCGCGGATGGAGGCGAAGCGGCTGGTGAACGGGAAACTCCGGTACTACTACCGCTCGCCGGCCACGCTCGCCGACCCCAACCCTACGCCCGAAGAGTACAGGCAGGACGAGATTTTCCATCTTCGGTGGCTATCCAGTGACGGAGTCACTGGATTTGTGCCGACTACGCTCTCCCGCGACGCCATCGCCCTCGCACGCGCCACCGAACTGCACTCCTCTGCATATTTTGGGAATGGCGCGCACGGCGGCACCTATATCGAGACTGATCAGCCGCAGAAGCCCGAGACGCTCCGGCGGTTCCGCGACCAGTGGGACGAGGCCCATTCCGGCCCGAAGAACGCCTTCAAGACCGTGGTCATGCCATTCGGATTCAAGAAGAAGGACGACCCGGTACGCAACGATACGGCACAGCTTATCGAGACGCGCCGCTGGCAGTTGCACGAGATTCTTCGGTGCTACCGCGTGCCGCCCCACCTTGTGGGCGATCTGTCTGACGTCCGCTTCTCGACCGTCGAGCAGTCGGCGATCGACTTCGTCACGTTCTCACTGATCCCGTGGTGCCGGCGGTGGGAGATGGCCTGCCGACGTGACCTCGTGGTGGACGACCGCAACTACTTCGTCCAGTTCGACACGAACGCCTTGATGGCTGGCGACTACGCCGCTCGCTCTCAGTTTCTCCGCGAGATGGCGAACATGGGAGTTCTCGACGTTGACGAAGTCAGAGCCCAGATCGGCTACAACCCGCTGCCCAACGGCGAGGGGAAGAAGCGGTTCATTCAGGTCAATATGCAGCTTTTGTCGGCGTTCACTCCCTCGAATCCGACTGCGGCGAGCCCTGCGCAGCAGGGAACGCCTCCTAGCACCGAAGACGCCCCCCAGCCCGACGGCACCGACACGCAAGCGGAGGACACAGTCGGCTCCGCTATCGCGGAACCGACGAGCCGTCGCTCGCTCGACGCTGCCGAAGCCCTGTTCCGCACCACCCTGCGACGACTCAGTGTCATCGAAGCGGACGGAGTGCTCGAACGGAGGGCGAAGCCGGAGAAAATCACGCAATGGTTCGGCCAAATCGAAGAAAAGATGCGAATTGAGCTTCGCGATGCAGCAGAAGCTGCTGGGCGAGACGTTGATTCGTTCGTTTCTTCGTGGGTGAATCGCTCGAAAGACCTCCTCCTGGGGTGCCATCGGAGCGGAAACAAGTACGAATCAGTCACCGACGGCTGGTTCGACCGACATTTTGATGAGGTGGGACATGGCTGAGAACGAAATTGAGCGTCGCCTGACTGTTTCAGACACGTCGATCGAGTACCGCGAGGTCGGAAACGGCGAAAAGAGGCCCGTCATCGTCGGGTATGCGGCCGTATTCAACTCGGAGTCGCGAAATCTGGGCGGTTTTGTGGAGGTCATCCACCCGAACGCCTTCGATGAGGTGCTGGCGACGAATCCTGACGTCATCGGTGTCTACAACCACTCGAAAGACAAGCTTCTGGCCCGTTCAGCGAACGGAACGCTCAAGCTGAAGCCCGACTCCTACGGTCTGCGGTACGAAATGGGGCCGCTGCCGAAGACTCAGACCGCCGAAGAGGTCGTCGAGCTCGTGTCCGGCGGCTACGTGACCGGATCGAGCTTCGCCTTCGCCATCAAAAACACAGCCGCGGAGCGCGGCGACCGCTGGGGCATGACCTCTGGCGGCGTCCGGCGTCGAGAAGTGCGGTCGATCGGCAAGCTGGAGGACGTCGGCCCCGTCGTGCGGCCCGCATTCGAGGCTGCGAGTGTGGTCGTGAGCCGCCGAGCCATCGAAATGGCCCTCGGCGACTCCTACCGGCCGAATCAGACGATGGCGAACGCCGCCAGGAAGGGCTTGAACGCCTGCCGCGGCCGCGACGACGTCGATCAAGTGCTGATGAGCATCGCCGAGCACATCGTGGCCCGCGAGATCGTGAGCGTCGAAGAGGTCGAGTACCTCGCAAGCGTCCACGAGCGGTGCCTGGAGGCCCGCGCGGCCGATTGGACCGGCTCTCCGGCATGGGTTGAGTGGAAACTAGCCGGCGGCGAGGCTGGTGCGAAGTGGGTGCTGAAGCGGCGTGAAGCAGAGTCACCCGCGCAGCAGGTGACTATGCCTGAGAACCGCTCAGAATCCGAAACGATCGCCCCCGACAACCAAGTCATCGTCGAAGAGCGGGCCGAAGTGAACCTGAAGCCGACGGCCGGCATGGCCGCCGCGGCCCGCCGCGGCCTGAAGCTCCACGAGGAAGGCCGGAGCGGCGACGGCCTGAAGCCCGAGACGGTCGCCAGAGCCAACAAGCTCGCTGCCCGCGAGAACATGAACGAGGACTGGGTGCGGGAGATGAACGCCTGGTTCGCCCGCCACGAGTCGGCGAGCAAGTCGCCTGGGTGGGACACGCCGGGGGCAGGACATCGCGGAAATCCACGGGCCGTTCCCGCCGACCGACGTTCACTATATGCCGAACAGTCCGTTTCTTGCTCAGGGAATGAGGTGTGCCAACTGCATCTTCTACGAAGGTGGCGGCGGGTGCGAAATCGTGCAGGGAAGCGTGTCGCCGGAAGGCTTGTGCCAGCTACACATTATTCCAGAGGTCACGATGAGTGAGTCGGAGAGCGAGAGCAGAGAAGGTGCGACGGCAACCGTTGAGGAGCCTTCGGCTCCTCAACTCGATGTTGGCGAACCTTCGCCGGTATCGGCCGCCGAATCCAACAGCGTGCCAGTCGCCGAGCCCGATCCGGTCGAGGCGATTCTGGTCAAGGCAGCCGAACTGAACGCTGCCGTGCTGCGGACTCGTTTGCGGACGATGTAGCGTATCGCATAGGCTACAAGTATTGACTACGCATCGCGACGGAAGTCGCGGTGAGCAGTGCGAGTGGCGTGAGGATTCACGACGCGGCGCGCTTGCGGGAACCACCCGCCGGCCGCCGCATTTTTGTTTGCGTTGGCCGGCTCAACTTCAGGAGCCAGAGCCAACATGGCATCGTCGAATCTCAAGCGTCTTCAGGAACGTGCTGCGGCTGTGGCCGCGCGGATGTCGGAGCTCGGCTCCATCGAGGAGCGGTCGGCCGATCAGACCAAGGAGCTCATCTCGCTCGGCACTCAGGCCGACGACCTGAAGACCTCCCTTGACTTCGAGGAGCGGATCGCCGCGAAGGAAGCGGAACTCCGCAGCGTGGTCGAGAAGGCCGCTCCGGCCCCCGCCCCGGCGGTGGAGAAGGCCGCTGCTGCCGAAGAGAAGCAGAAGCTGGAGATTCGCTCGCTCCTGCCCCATCACACCCAGCTTACCGCGTTCAACGACGACGCCGGCTCGGTGGAAAGTGCCTATCGCTGTGGCCGGTGGCTGCGGGCTCACATCTTCAAGAATGCCGACGACCTGCGGTGGTGCAAGGATCACGGCGTCGAGAATCGCGCCCTCGGTGAGAACAACAACGCCTCTGGGGGTGCCCTCGTCCCAGAGGAGTTCGCGAATCGCGTGATTCGTCTCGTCGAAACCTACGGCACCCTGCCGTCGGTGTGCGAGAACGTCACGATGACCCGCGACACGCTGGTCATCCCGAAGCGGCTGACCGGCACGACTGCCTACTTCGTCGGCGAAGGCTCGGCTGTGACCGAGAGCGAGCCGACCTACGGCAACGTGTCGCTCGTCGCCAAGAAGCTCGCCGTCGGCTGCCGGATGAGCACCGAAGTGGTCGAGGATTCGGCCGGCGTAGTGGGGTTGGCCGACGCAGTGGCCGCTGAGTTCGCGCAGTCTCTGGCCTACAAGATCGACCTCTGCGGCTGGCTCGGCGACGGGACGCAGGGTGAGTACGGCGGCCTTCGCGGCATCGTGTCGAAGATCAACGACGGCAGCTACACCGCCTCGGTGGTCAACGCTGCGGCCGGCAACACCGGCTTCGAGACGCTCGACATCGAGGATTTCCTCGGTGCCGTCGGCAAGCTGCCGATCTACGCCCGCCAGGGCGCGGCCTGGTACGTGTCTCCGGCTGGCTACGCGGCGAGCATCGCCCGCCTGAAGTACGCCGCTGGCGGCAACACGGTCGAGAACATCGGCAGTGCGGCCGGCGAGTCCTTCCTCGGCTATCCGGTGCGGATGGTGCATGTGATGAACAGCACCCTCGGCGCGGACAGCGGCAAGGTGAAGGTGCTCTTCGGCAACCTGTCGCTGTCGAGCATCTACGCCCGTCGGCGGGACTTCTCGGTGCGTCTGTACGACCAAGTGTACGCCACCACGGATCAGCTTTTGCTCCAGGGAACGATGCGGTTCGACGTGAACCATCACTCGCTTGGCAGCACCTCGGAGGTCGGCCCGGTGGTCGCCCTCAAGACCGCCTGAACCACCCTCTAAGGAGTACCCAAGAAGATGATCCACGCTCAGAATGACAAGGTCGTTGCCGCTCTGCCGGCAGGCGTGACCGCCTCCAGCGAGACGGCCACGATGACGATCGACACGGTCGGCTATGACCACGCCAGCGTCACTGTGATGCGGGCGTCGAATGCTGCAACAACCTTCGCCAGCGTGCTGAAGGTCGAAGAGTCGGACGACAATTCGTCCTACGCGAATGTCACCGCCCTCGTTGGCGGCGGCGTTGGCGGCTTCACGATCCCCGCGGTGTCTGCCACTGGCAGCGTCTCGGTTGTGAAGATGGACATCGACACGAAGGCCCGCAAGCGGTATCTCAAGGTCAGCATGACGCCGAGCACCGCGGTCAACGTGGCGATGACGGCTCGGCTGTCCCGCGGCGAGGTGGCCCCGGAGACGGCGGCTCAGGCCGGTGTCATCGGTTGGGTCAAGGGCTGATTCCCGTTCAAGCGGGACGGCCAATGACCGGCCGATGAAGGCGCAGGGAAGCGCGCCCGCTCCTTCAACTAGGAGCGTTTGATGCTGCTGCGGATTGGTAATGTCGAGGCTGAAGTCAAAGTCGCGGCGGTGATGAGCACCCCGCGACTTGGCTTCACCGACAACTTTTTCTGTGTCTCCCAGGCTCTGGCCCCGCACAAGATCGCCCCGATCAAGATCACGGGCGCTTTCTGGGGGCAATGCCTCCAGCGAGCCTTTGAGCAGGTCATCGACACGCACGACGTCATTCTGACGTTCGACTACGACACGATCTTCACGGCGAAAACGATCGAGGCGCTTCTTGCCTTGATGATGCACTCCGGTGTCGATGCGATCGCCCCGCTCCAATCCAAGCGAGAGGCCAACGCGGTCATGTTCTGCCCCCTCGGCCACAAGCCGGAGGACAAGCTGAACGTGGACGACGACTGGTTCTCGAAGCCTGTGCAGCGTGTTCGGACGGCCCACTTTGGGGCGACGTTCCTTCGGACTGCGGCCCTCAAGAAGGTGCCGAAGCCGTGGTTCATCGGCAAGGCCGGCGACGACGGCGGCTTCACGAGCAACCACGTTGATGAGGACATCGCATTCTGGCACGCCTGGGAGGCTGCCGGAAACACGCTCGGCGTCTCGACGCACGTCAGCGTCGGCCACGCGGAGTTGATGATTACGTGGCCCTCGCGAAGCGTCGAGGGCGGCAAGGTTCACCAGCACACGACGGACTACTGGAACAACCAGCAGTCGCCGCCGAAGGAAGTGTGGGGGTTCGTGGCATGAAGGTACGCATCAAGAAGTCATTCGCCGGCTACCGCATCGGGCAGGAGTTCGAGTGGGGCGATGGGATGGCAAGGATTTACCTCGGTAGGGGTATGGTCGAGGAAGTGACAGGCTCGGCCGCCGAAGCTGTCACACCCCGCCCTAACACTGAGGAGCCGAAGTCGCCAGCCCGCACCAGAAAGGCCACTCAGAAATGACCGTCACCATCCGCTACGGCCTGCCAGAGCATCCATCGAGCGGCATCACGCCGTATCGAAGTCTTCGCGTCCACACCGCCCCGACGGTCGAGCCCGTGACGCTCGCCGAGGCGAAGGCGCAGGCGAAGGTGGATATTTCGGATGACGACGCCTACATCTCGTCGCTCATCACGATGAGCCGCGAGTACGTCGAGTCGATCCTCGACATCTCCATGATTACGCAGGTGCTTGAGGCCCGCTATGACACGTTTCCGCTCTGGGAACTGATCCTGCCGCGGCCGCCGATGGCGCCGCAGACGGTCACGGTCATCTACCGCAACGAGGCCGGCGTAGACCAGACGATCACCTCGGCGGCGAGTGCCTTTCAAGTGGACTCCTACGCGACGCCTGGTCGGATTTACCCGCTCTACAACGGCGTGTGGCCGGCTGTGCGAGGCGACGAGAACAGCGTCACGGTGCGGTGGTCTGCCGGCTACGGGGCCAGTGGCGCAAGCGTGCCGGCCGTGCTGAAGCAGTTGATCCTGCTTCAGGTGGCCCACCTCTACGAACATAGGCAGCCGGTGGTGGCTGGGTATTCGCAGGTGCTTCCGGTGCCGCAGACGTTCGAGACGCTGCTGGCGGCGAGCGGCTGGGGCGGCTACCGATGAGCGTCACGGCACAGGTTCGAGCTCGCGTCACCGCACGGCGGGCGACAACGAGCGGCCTGTCGGTGGCGGTGGAAGAGCATCCGATCGAGTTCAACGTCGATGTTGGCGACTGCACGAAGGTATGGAGCGACCGTAGGGCGTTCCCGGCGGAAGGCTTTGACGAGATCGACTTCGCTTCCATCGGCGTTTCGGCCGTCAAGCTGCTCGCGGTGAAGAACCTATCGGCAACGAGCCAGATCGCCTTGTCGGCGGGCTGGACGGGGTCGCAATTCAGCGTGTTCAGGCAGGACGTCACGTCGTGGAACTTCTCGCCAATGATAAACCTCGGAAGCCTGACGCTGCGTGGGTATCCGATCCGCGAGGGCGGGTCGATGCTCTTGTCGTGCCCGAATTCAAGCGGCTTCGCGACGACGAGCGGCGGGAGCATCCTCCGCATCGGCGGTACAGCAGGCCAGCAATACGAAATCTATGTAATGGGGGCATGAAATGCCGCTGAATGCACAACTGACGCTGTCGATCCTGGCTCACGAATCGTCGAGCGGCGACCTGTCGCGGTCGCTGCGTGCGACTCCCGTCTCATACGCCGCGTCAATCGCCGACGGCACAGGCGCAAATCAGGCACAGGTTGTGTGGAGCGCTACCCGCACGCTGTCAGGCGCATCCGAAACACTCAATCTCGCCTCCCTCGCCGACACACGAGACGGCTCGCCGGCGACGGTAACGATCACCGCGGTCAAGGTCGCCTACATCAGAAACAAAGGCGCTTCGGCAATCACGGTGGGCGGGCTGCCTATCACGTCCGTCGCCGCCGGCGCTGCCGCTGTTCACTGCGACCCGTCGGCCGCCGGCCTTGCTGCCGGCGGTGTGACCGTGACCGGCACGGTCGGCGGCACCTACGACGTCGTTCTCATCGGCGAGGGCACCGTAACGTGATTATCGGAAAGCTCTCCGAGCGAATCACCATCAAGGCGCCGAACGAGCAGCGTGGCCTCTCCGGCGAGGCGACGCTGAACTGGGATACCACTGTCGCCACCGTGTGGGCTGAAGTCGGCGGCCTGTCGAGCCGCGACATCCTGCAAGCCCAGCAGGCGAACGTGATCGCGACCCACCGCATCCGCATTCGCTTCCGATCGGACGTGACGCACCTGCACCGCGTTCTCTGGCGAGGCCGAACGATGGAGATCGCAAGCGTCGTGGACCGCAGCGGTCGGGAGTACCTTGAGATTCTGGCGCGGGAGGTGACGTAGCATGGCTGTCAATATTCCAGGCACGCTGCCTCGCGACGTTGGAGACGGACAGACAGGCTCTCAGCGGGCCGGCGGGTTCGTCACTGTCCAGACGTCCGGCGTCCGCGACCTCGCCAGATCGCTGCTTCGGGCTGCGACCGCGATGGGCCGCGACGCGACGAAGCCCCTGACGGACGCAGCCAAGCAGGCCGCTGCGCCGGTCATGGCCGCCTACAAGTCGAATATCAGCGACGTCACAGGCAACCTGAAGCGAAGCGTGCGGGTGCAGGCCGGCAAGAAGAAGTACGAAGGCGTCGGCATCGCCGTCGCCGGCCCGATCCACGTCGTGAACACCGACGAGTGGGACGTGCTGAAGAAGGGTGCGGGTAACCACGCTTGGCTTTATGAATTTGGGAATGTCAACGTCCATCAGTCGATCAACGGCAAGATGAACCGCGTGGCGAACGAGCGAGGTGGCCTCGCGTTCGACAACGAGAAATTCGAGAAGATGGGCCGCGGCTACTACTTCTTGATGGGCAGCAAGAACGTCGCCCAGCGCAAGAGCGGCAAGGGTGCGTTTGTGCCAGACGGCAGGGGCGGCACGCGGCCGTACTACCTCGCCTCCGGCGACACGTATGGCGCCATGAAGCCGAGCCACGCGATGGAGAAGGCAATTCAACAGGCGTCTCCGGCCGCCCTGAATGCCCTCAAGGCCGCGATCAACGTCCAGATCAACAAGCTCACGAGGTAGCCATGCTGGTCAAGCCCGAGGACTACGTCTACCACAAGCTCGTCGGAGCCCCCGGCGTCGCTCAGTACGTCGGAATGAACGTCTTTCCGATCGCCGTCCCGAACGGGGCCGGCTTCCCGTTCATCGTTTACAAGCGGCAGAACATCACACGCGAGTCCCACCTTTCTGGGCCGATGTTCCTGCCCCTGGTAAGCCTTCAGGTGGCTTCGTGGGCGCTGTCACACGACGCCGCGAGGCGTCTTGGCGACGAGGTTCGGCTTGCGCTGGATGGAGCCACCGGCACGCTCGCCGGGGTTACAATCGAAGATATGAGGCTAGTGTCCGAGACGGACGACTACCTCGACCCGACGGCCGTGGGAGCACAGCTTCCGCCGGCTTACGAGGTCAGGCAACTGTTTCAGATTCGGTGGCAAGAGTCCACGCAGTAAAACCTACGCGATAAGACTTCACGCAAGGAGGCGTGTTACATGGCTGGCATTTCAGCACAGGGACTGACTTTTTCCTTCACCACCGCCACTGGTACGGCGTCTGGAACGCTCGTCGTCACCTCGGTTCAGGTCAATGACACGCAAGACCTCATCGACGGCTCGCACCTCGGCATCCCCCAGAACGGCCGGCGGGAGTACGTCGGCGGCTTTGCCACCGACCGCGAGGTCACGATCGACTATATCTCGAACGTCATCCTCACCGCTGGCACGTCCGGCACGCTCACCATCGCCGGCCCGCTTTCGTTCAGCGGCAACGCGACGCTCGCGAACGCCTCAATCGGCGGCTCCGTTGGTGCCCTTATCTCTGGGAGCGCGACCTTCCGAGTCGCGTAACGCGACGTGGCTGGGTTTGTAGCTCAAGGGGCAACCTGTACTTTCACGCCGGCCAGTGGCGGCAGCGCGGTCACGTTTCTCGTGACGCAGTTGTCCGTCACTGAGCCGCAGGCCGAGGTTGTCGATCTGACTCCGGTCAACCACACCGCGACCGCCGTCCTGCACCTCGTGCCTGGCGACTGGACGGACCACGGCGCGGTCGAGATTGAGTTTGTCTGCGGCACCGCCACGAAGACGCTTCGACCAATCATAGGCAAGCGCGGCACGCTGCTTTTCAACTCGCCTGGATACAGCGTGTCTTTGAATGCAATCGCAGTCGGTGGCTCTGTAGGCGCCGGCGTTAGCGACATCGTGCGTGGCAACGCTTCGTTCCGCGTGACCACGTACACGGCTAGTTAGGTTTTCTTCCCCCTTTGGAGTGCTATTTGTGGCTCTGAGCAAGAAGGACATCCTGTCCATCAATGATACGAAGACCGAGGCGGTGAGCGTTCCTGAGTGGAACAACGCCACGGTGTACCTGCGGACGATCAGCGGGCTGGAGCGGGAGGCGTTTGAGGAGTCTTACGCCGACCAGAAGATGAAGAACTTCAGGTTGCGGTTCCTCGTCAAGACGCTGTGTGATGAGAGCGGTGCGCGGCTGTTCGAGGACGCCGACATCGAGGAGCTCGGCAAGAAGTCGAGCACGGTCATCAACCGGCTCTTCGACAAGGCGTGGAGCCTGAATGCGTTCACGCCGGAGGCGGTTGAGAAGTTGGGGGAAGCCTAGACCTTCGCCCCGAGAAGTTGTTTCAGTACCGGCTCGCCCTTGCGTTAGGGATGTCGGTGCGAAGGTTGCTGATGGAGGTTGACAGTCGCGAGCTCGCCACTTGGGCCGAGTTCGACCGTCGGTATCCGCTGGAGAACCCTTGGCGTCAGACGGCGCGGATTTGCCGCGTCATCATGGCCGCCAGTGGGAACTACAAGCGGGTGCCGGAGGAAGAGGTGTTCATCCCCGCCAGCAAGAAGCCGAGACAGTCGCAGGAACAGATGTTCGCAGAGTTGATGAAACTCCAACAGTGAGCCAAGGATGGCAAACGGCTACATCGGCAAAATCTCCGCGATCGTCACGGCGAATACGTCGGACTTGTCGAGGAAGCTGTCCGGCGCGGTTGGCGACGTAGATAAGTTCGCCAATAAGCTCAATGCGTCGATCACGCGGTCGGCGAACGCTGCCGGTGCGTCGTTTGACAAGATTTTTACGCCGCTTCAAAAACTGGAGCGGCAGTTTGCTGCTGGCCTGGAGTTTAATCTCCGCACAGAGAAGCAGGTTCTCCAGCTTCGGCAGCTTGTTAGCGCGAGCGAGCAGGTTGCGAAGCCTTTAGAGCGAGCCGCACAGCAGACGACCAAGCTTTCTGCGGCCGTGGCCGGTGAGTTTCAGCCGGCGCTCGTGCAGGCGCAACGCCAGGTCAAGCTGCTCGAAACAGCGATCGACACGTTCGGAAGCGTAAGCGAACGATCGTTCACTGGAGTCCAGCGTCGAGTCGAAGTAACTGCGGCGGCAATCCGACGCCTTGCAGAGTCTAATTCGCTTGTGTCTGGCCTAGCAAGCGGAGCCGAGCTTCGCTTTCAGCAGCCGGCGTTCGTAGCGCAGGCTTCGAGGGCCGCTGAATTGCAGCGGCAGGCCGCCTCGCTCTCGCCGGAGGCAATTCAGGGAGGTGGCGTCGCCGCACTTGTCGGCAGACAGCGGCAGGCCGCCGAAGAGGCCGAAACACTCCTCGCCACGCTAGAGCGAATTCGCGTCACTCGCAGCGGCGATGCAGCAGCGGCCGAGGCTGCGTACAACAGCCAGATTGCCGCACTTCGCGGAATCAACGATCAGCTTGAGAGAGAGATCACGCTGTCTAGGCAGGCTTCTCGCGAGCTTGCTGTTGCCACGCAGCCGCGTGAGTCTCGCGGGCTTGGGCTTTTTGGCTCTCAAGCCGGCACCGACGAAGAGCGTGCGATTGCTAGGGCGAGGGAGCTTTCCGCTGAGTACCGGCGGCTTCCAGCCTCGGCGCAAGAGGGGCTGCAAGGGCTCGCCGGCATCGCCGCAAGGGTATCCGATGCTGTGTCGGCTGGTACAGCGAACGCGCAGCAGTTGAACCAAGTCCTAGACAGGCTTTCGGCCGGCGTTTCGGCGAGCGGCGGGCAGGCTGGGATTCAGAGCTTCGCAAGGGACATCGCCAGCAACTTCCTGAATATTCTCACGCCAGCCGAAGCAGCCGCAGACACTCTTGAATCGCGCCAGCAGCAACTCGGCCGGCGCATTGGAAATGGTTTCCTGACGATCATCACGCCGGCCGAGGCAGCGGCAGATACGATCGAAGCTCGGCAACAACAACTCGGCCGGCGCATTGGCAATGGCTTCCTTGGCATCATCACGCCAGCCGAGGCAGCGGCGGATACGATCGAAGCACGCCAGCAGGAACTTGGGCGAAAGATCGGCGGCGGCTTCCTGACTATTATCACCCCCCAAGAGGCTGCCGCCGACACGGTGGAGGCTCGCCAGCAGGAGCTTGGGAGACGAATCGGCAACGGTTTCCTGACGATCATCACGCCAGCCGAGGCGGCAGCCGACACGATCGAGGCACGCCAGCAACAACTCGGCCGGCGCATTGGAAACGGTTTTCTGACGATCATCACGCCAGCCGAGGCAGCGGCCGACACGGTCGAGGCTCGGCAGCAAGAGCTCGGCCGACGCATTGGCAATGGCTTCCTAACAGTTATTACGATCGCTGAGGCGGCGGCCGACACGGTGGAGGCTCGCCAGCAAGAGTTGGGTCGGCGCATTGGAAACGGTTTTCTGACGATCATCACGCCGGCTGAGGCGGCGGCCGACACACTTGAAGCAAGGCAGCAAGAGCTTGGCAGGCGTATCGGCGACGGTTTCCTCACCATTCTGACGCCAGCCGAAGCCGCGGCCGACACGCTCGAAGCGAGGCAGCAAGAGCTTGGCAGGCGTATCGCCGACGGGTTTCTTAACATCCTTACGGAAGCCGAAGCCGCTAGGGACACGCCAAACGCGGCCAGGGCGGCGGCGGCATCTCGCCTGCTTGTCGTCAACCAGCAGGAATCAGACCTGCTGTCTTCGCAGGGTCAGGCTTTTCCGCTCACCGGCAACCGCAATCCGCGCCAGCGTGTGCTCGACGACCTCGGCGGCGAGATCGACGTTTTGCGTCGCCGTGTTGGCGGCCTTGCGGAGCCGCTCCGCGAGACGGTCGGGCCGGCGGTCGATGCGCTGACGACGCGGTTCCAAAATCTGGCCCGCGCGGGAGTCGGATTTACCGCCGAAGAGGCGAGGCGACTCAGCCGCGAAGTCGCGAACGTGAACGCCGCGCTGGCGTCGAGGCGAGACATCGGAAACACCTTCCGAGAGTCGTTTGGCGGCGCAGGCGCGGCAGGGCTTGGGCTTGGCACTGACGAGCGGTCGCTTCGTGCGATCGGCAGTCAGATTGAGTTCGTGCAAGGGCGACTTGCGGGCCTTGCGCAAGAGGCTCGCGGCCCTGTTCTAGCCGCCCTAGATGCACTCCGCGTCCGCGCTGCCGCGCTATTCGACGGTGGCGCATTGGACACAGAGCGGGGGCGGCGGGAAATCCGCCTCCTGACAGAAGAACTGGTTCGCCTTCTTTCGGTTGCCGGCGATGGCTCCGAGAGGGCCGTCAGAAACAGACTGAACCGCGCCGGGGACGTTGCCAGGGGTGGCGCAGACAGGGCGTCGCTCGCATTGCAACAGGCCGCGTTCGCAATCGAAGACTTCTTCAGCGTCACAGGCGGTCTGGATCAGCGTATTCGCGCTGCTGGCAATAACATCTCGCAGCTTGGTTTTATCACCGGCAGCACGACTGGCCTTATCGTCGGCATATCGGCTGCCATCGGCGGCCAGTTGGTCGCAGCGCTGATCAAGTGGTACAACGCGGGCGTTGGTTCAGAGGAGCAGGTCAAGGCTCTAAACGATGCTCTCTCGCGACAGAAGTCCCTCGTAGAGGAACTGGCTCAAGCGTTTCGCTCGCTCGGCGACTCCATCGCAAGCCGAGCGTTTTCTGGTCCCGCGCAAGAGGCGAGGGCTTTTGCCAGAGAGCTCGAAGACATTGCGAACAAGCAGCAGCAGATTCGCGAGGGTCGGGTCGCCAATCTTGACCCGGCGGTCCAGCGCGAGCGTGGGATTCAAGCGGCAAGGCAGAGGGCGCTCGAAGCTACGGTTGACCCAGGCGAGCGGGTTGCGCTTGCGAGGCAGATCGAGGAGTCTAGGCAGCGCGAGCGAGAAGCGGCCAGGGCGGCAGCAGCCCGCACGGTATCGGCCGAAGACATCCAGCAGGGGGTGGTGGACTCGATTCGCAGGCTTGGAGCCGCAAGAGCCTCAGACGCCGCTGCCGCAGCGGCGTCTGGCGGGTCCGGCGCCGCAGGGCAGGCGGCGGTCCAGAGAGAGCAAGAGCGGACTCGGCGGGAGGAGGCCGACTTCTTGGGGCGCGGGCTCGACCTGGCTGTCCTGCGGAGGGAGCTCGAAACGAGAATTGCAGAGCTTTCTCGACCAGGCGTAGCGAGCAATGGGTTCTTTGCGTCACGAGAGCAGCGCACTTCGGCCGCGGAGCTAGACAGGCTAAATGCGCTACTGGAGTCACTCCGACTGCCAGAGAATGTGCGTGCCGATGAGGCAATTCGCACCATCTTTGAGTCGGCCAATGAGGCATCGTCGGCGATCGAGCAGGCCCAAAAGGACGTCGCTGACGCCATCCAGGCAGGCGTTCCTGGGTTGAGGCTTTTCCAGGCTGAACTTAATAGGCTCGCCAAGGTCGTTGACGCCGCTGCTGCCGACCTTGAGGCCGCGCAGCGGGAAGACCCCAGCACAGACGCGGGCCGGATCGAGCGTGATCGCAGGATCGCAGATGCCGAGCGGCGCGTGAACGAGGCGCGGGCTCGCCAGTCCGATGTTATTAGGCAGGCTGACGCAGCAAGATTCACTCGGACAGTGGACCCGCAGTCCACAATGAACAACCGCATGGCCCGCGCCACGCAGAACCTGTCTGACGCTGGCGTCGAGTCCGGCCAGATCGCTCGCCGCCTCCGCGAGGTTGAGTTTCAGCGGGAAACGCTGCGGCAGATGGCAGATGCAAGGCCAAACGACCCGCTCACGCAGCGACTGGTACAGCAGTCCGAAGACGCCCTCGGGCGACAGGCGCAGGAGCTCCTCGCTGCGTCTGCGGCCCTACGTCGATTCACAGAAGCCCTCAACGCAGCCGCACAAGAGGCCGCCGCAAACCTTAGCTCTGCTCAACAAGAAGCCGATGCAGCCCGACGCGCCCAGCTTGGCTTTGACACGCCACGCAACCGCGCCCGTCGCGAGCAGGCCGACCGCGACCTCGAAGAGCAGCGGCAGGCGAATGCGAGGGTCGAGGATGCAGTAGCCATAGAACGCGACCGGCTTGAGAGGCAGGCTCTCGGCGGGCGAGGGCCGCTTGCTGGCGTCTTTGCCGAACTAGAGGCAATCCAAGAAGAGATCGACTCCGGCAACTATACGGCCGAGCGGTACGCAGAGCTCATTGCGGAACGCCGAAGGCTTGAAGAGCAGGTGACGGCAGAAGCGGCCAAGGGCAACGCCGTCATCGCCGCCCGCGACGACAGCACTCGCATCGCCGAGCGGCAAGGCTCCGCTCGCCGCGGCGAGGAGTTGTCGCTGACGCCGGCAGAGCGTGCTGCCGAGCAAATGGCACAAGGCATGGCCGACATCAACGCCTACTTCGACCAGATGGCCCAGAACATCATTGATGCCGAGAACGGCCTGCCAGACCAGGCAGCAATGGGCGAGCTTCAGCAGAACGAAGCCCGCCGCCGCGAGGCGCAGAAGCGGTTTGAAGAGGATCAGATGCGAGCCGCCGCTCCGATGCTCTTCGACATGATGGATCAGGTCACGACGGCCGTCCTGCAAGGCCCGTCGCGGGCCGCCCTCGGCGCAACCGACGCATCGACGACCCAGGGGCAGGCAGAGCTCAACCGCCTGATCCGCGGCGATGATGCTGCCCGCGACGTCAACCTCGCGGAGCTCCAGCGTCAGACCCAGCTTCTCAAGAGAATCGCAGACAAGCCAGGCGCACCAGTCGCATAAATAAGGAGTACCAAGCGGTGGCAGACGTAACGTGTACGGTTTCAATGAAGGTCAACAAGGGATTCCTGCAATCCGACGTGAACGCCCGCGGCGTCACGGCGAGCATGACCAGCGACTCGATGATCGCGACGACTTACGCCCTGACGACGAACGCGACGACGCTTTCCACGGCGAACCTGTCATCCGTCGGGTTTGCCGTGTTTCGCAACCTCTCGACCGCGACGGCTTCTGTAGCCCAGATCGGCATCGACGCAGGCGGGTCGTTCGTCAGCCTCGCCACACTGAGGGCGGGCGAGCCGGCGTTGTTCCGGTTGTCCACTGGGCAGCAGTACCAGGCGATCGGGACCGCCGGCGCACGGCTTCGCGTGGACATTACGGAGGGCTAGTCAGTGGCAAGAGTTGCGCAGGTACAGAGCGGCCAGCGGTTCGAGAAGTCTGGCATCACGCCGACTCGGCAGAAGTCATTTCGCATCGTCCGCGAAACACCCGGCGAATTCCTCGACTTCGAGAACCTGTGCAAGGTTCGCATCGGCTCACGAGACGCCGAGAATCCGGCTCTGCGGTGCGTGTCATACACCGCTGAACCGGAAGGCGAGGGCCGCCTCGTCTGGCTGGCTACGTTCACGTATACGTGGACGCCAATGGCGTCAGACTCAGAGAACGACAACGGCAATCCATACGTCCCTGGACCGGCTCCGCAGATCGACGGGAACGGCATCGAGCAGAGCTTTCCTGGGCCAGTTGACGGGACTGCGCTCACGCAGGCACCAGACGTCCGGCCTGCTAATTGGCACATACAGTCGTCGCTGATTGAGGCTCCCGTATATAGCTGGAGGAAAGAGGGTCAAGGGTTCGGTTTTAACCCAAATCCAACTAACCCGGCTGGTGATATTTACGAAGGAGTAACAAAGCTTGAGCCCGTAGTCAGCATTCACGTCCAGCAGTTCATGTGGCCCGACCCGACGGCAAACGCAATGCACGTCGGGAAAGTGAATAAGGAGCAATGGACGCTTGGGCAGATGGTGATGCCGCCACGTAGCGTCATGTTTCGTGCAATGAACACGCAGCCGCATAACGAGATATTCGACGGGCAGATTTTTCGCGGGTGGATGGCAACGTATGAGTTTCTCTACAGAACGAACTATGTCGGAAGCCCGATAAACGCAGAAATTGGATGGGACTGGGCGCAGCCTCAGTCTGGCTTCAACGTGCGGGCGTTCAACCCAAATAACGCCCGCGCAGACCAAGACTTGTACGGCCAGCCGCTTCGCCACGCCGCAGGGAGAATTCCCATCCCGCTCTCGCTTCCAGATGGAATTAATGCTGGCGACAAGGTGCGTGCGATGGTGCGAATTGCCGAGGTGGAGGGCGGGATCACGCAGCTTCCGTCCGCGCAGCCAATCGCGCTCAACGACGACGGGACTCCGCGGCTATCAACGGCGTCGCCGCCGGTTCTCGTCTATAGATATGTAATCTACGACGAACTCGATTTCGACATTCTTGGCGTTCGGCTTCAGTAGCATTAATGGAAAAAGGCTTCCTCATAGGCGAAAGCCTGCTGACGCGGATCAAGACGTCGCTCGACAGAGCGGACGGCCAGCCGATACGTCTTGGCGACGCGGCGATACCGACGAGATTGCAGGATGTGCCGCGTGGTCGAATCGGGAATGAGCCGCGGCTAGGCACTATCGCCGCAACGTGGGCCAAGGGGCAAACTGCCACCGTCACCCAAATCAAGGCCGACGGCACAGCCCTATCTCCGACCGTTGAGTTCAACGCGACCAACTGGTTTGCCGCCGTCACCGTCGCGAGCGGCACCAAGAAGGTTCTGTGCGTGTTCGTTGGCGACCGCTGGCTCCTGATCGCTGCTGAGTGCTGATGTTCGACATTCTCGCCGCCATCCAATCCGCCGATCCGCCGTCGCTGGTGCTGTGGTCGCTATTCGCGTTCGCCGCCGGGATGTACCCGCTTGGGTT